TCTCTTGAGCGGAGGGCGTCCAATCATCCAGCGCAACCCACGCAGCAAAAGAGATGTCGCCTGTTATACTGTTGGCAGCAGCGTCAGGCGTACTGAAGTAATCACCAGCAGCTCCCGGAAAATCACCCCACCTAGCAAGAGGGCTGACCACGTTAGCATTGCCGTTGAGAGTCCAGACCTCTGATGTGCTTGTGCTTTCCCAAGTCTTGCCAGCATCGTAGTCGTTGGCGTTGAGGTCGATCCGAACCTGCCCATCAATAGAGTCTCGGACAACAACGCGCCCAACCTTTCCAGCAAGTCGGCTGTTGACGCCCTGATCCGTAGAGCCAATTTCAATGGCGCTGGAAGAATCGTGAAGGGCGGAATCCACATGCGCCACATCAGCGCTGCCAAGTTGCACCCAAGACAGGCTGGAAACGTCGGCACCCAGCGGCTCTTCAGAAGTGTAAAAGTTCGACACGTCAGTGTCTGGAGACCAAGTGACGCGAACCCAATGACCGGAACCGTTGGCGAAACCTGTGGCTGCGGTAGAGTTGCTTGCAACCGAGGTAGTCCCGTCGCTAGAGGTTCTCAGAACAAGAGTGCCGTCATTATCAATGCGAAACATCCAAGAGTCGTCGCCCGTGTCCCACTGAGCCGCGATTGTTTGCTCTGCGCCTATCGTGGCCCAGTCATCGGCAGCAACCCACGCTGCAACATCAAGCTCGCTGGGGGTCGATTGATCAGGCGTCGAGACATACGTCCCACTCACACCATCCAGCTCCACCCACTGCTGAGCAACAGATGGGCCTGTAGCTTCTGTGACTACGCCAGAGGACACTGTGTTGCCGTTGTGGTAGGAGAAGGCCTTGACGCCGTCAACACCAAGGCCGTGATATGTTCCGCTCAGGACGCCCGTAGAGACATACTCAGAGGGATTCTGGTTGGTCTGGCCTGTGACTTCTTCGAGCTGCCACTTGGTTATTTCGAGGGTTGCGGCAACATCGCATTTAATCTTTGGCTGAAGGCTGGTCCCTGCCGCGTCCGTGGAAACGGTAACGGCCAGTCTTACCGCCGAGCCAGATATTGCGTCAGACACGCTGACCGTGTTGGGGGTTGTGGCTGCATCCCCCTCGATGTGCATGGTGACGTTATCGCCGCTAACTGAGCCGCTAATTACCGTTACTTCAGCAGAAAAAACAAACGTCCTTCCGCCAGAACCCGATCCGTCATCAGTAATAGTGACGGTCTGGTAGACGTTTCCGTTAGCTGTTCCATCAAAGGTGACCTGAGTAGCGGAGTCAACTACGGCCCCGTTGGCTGTGGCATAGGCCCCGTTGGTCATGTCCTCTGATGCGGTGATCAGGTTCTCTACAACCCTGCTGCCTACCATCCTAGCCTGACCGCTCTTAGCAGTCCTGATGAGACCCTCATGGTCCTCGTATGTGGCTTCTGTGGCGCGTGTGAACGTGCCAGGGTTGACCGTATTGGACATAGTGGGCTGCAAGCTGTCCTGCAAGCCCAAGAATAATGATGGTGCTGGGACGCCCTCAGACCCGCGAATAGACTGTCGAATGCTCTGACGGATGGAGTTGACTATTGCGTTTCTCAATCGGGCACCTCAGCGAAAATTGAATGTATTAAAAGGGTGGGGAGCCCATGAAGGACTCCCCGGTAGGATGGTCTTACTCAGGCAGAGCCAGAACAAAACCAGCTTCAGGACGGTAAGCCTGAACGCCGTACAGGCAATCAGCCGTGTACAGGTTGCTCAGGTATTCCTGCTTGTACTGAGTCTGCGAACGAACACCAACTTGCTCAGCCAGAACGATAGCATCCCGATGGAACAGGAGGCCGCCGCGAACGTCTACGCTACCGCCAGCGTTGTTGCCAGCGGTTTCGATTACTGGGCAGTTGGAAGATACGTACACGTCGATACCGTACAGGTTACCGATCAGACCGCTGTCTACCTTGCCGCTATTAACGAAGTCGGTAGAAACGTATCGGTCGATGCCCATGACAGCGTTACGAGCTGACGGAGGAATGACCAGGGAGCGGCCGTCCATCGGCACGTCGTTGTCGTCCAGCTTCTGGATCATGTCGCGGAAGAAAGCGTCCGTGAACACGTCAGCAGAGGCAACAGTGTCAACTGCGTAAGCAGTGGTCGTACCGTTGTCGTTGAAGAAACAACCCGTGTGGGCGTAGTCAGTTTCTGCAACAGCGTCAGAGAATACAACCGCACCACCGTTACCGAACGCAGTACCTACAGAGTGCAGGTCAGTGTCGATACGCTTAGCAAGCGCGTAACCGGCGTCCTGAGTGTAGAACTGTCGAAGGCTAGACAGGGCCTGTACTTCAACGATGTCCTCAACCAGACGTGAGTATTCGAAGTGACGGTTGATGTCGATCGTGATTTCGCTCTCAGTGTTAGCGATGATCGTAACTGCAGTGTCAGCAGCCTTAGCGTTGGCTTCGCCGCGAACGGGAGAGGGAACGTGGATGGTGTCACCTTTCTTGCCAGTCATCTTCATCTTCTTGACGAGGGGTGCCAGCTTGAGAGATTTCTCGTAAGCAGCGATGATCTCGTCGGACCAGATTTCCGGGATAAAAGTTGCAGCTTCAGTTTTTGCGGTATTACCAGCCGCACCTGGATAAGTAGCCGTAGCCATGATTTAGTCTCCTTGACTATTTAACTCGACCTTCCTGATATGCGCGCATGATTTCAGGTTGAAGCGCCTCATATCGAGCGGGGTCATTTTTCATCAGTTTAATAAGGTCTGCCCGTCGGTAGACTTTCTTGGAGACGCCTTCACCGCTTCCACGAGCGCCGCCAGTGCTTGCAGCCCTCAGATCACTCTTGCGAGCCTTCTGGTCGGCAGCAACAGTCTGCCTTGCAGCAGTCTTGCGCTCCTTGAACAGGCTAAACAGCTCGTCGGCGGCCTCAGCATCGTACTGCTGGTCTGCTCTTACGAACAGCTGCTTACGAATGTTGGACGCCTTGATCCACTCAGCAAAGCTGGCATCCTGCAAGATCTCTTGCATGTCAGGGTGCTTGGCCTGTAGAGCAGCCATAGCCGTTTGTCGCCTGTGTGCAGCAGCAGCTTCACGAGCCTCAACCACCGATGGGTGATTGTCGATAGCTCGGTTCACACTGCCCTGTGGGTCGGTGAAGTAGTCCAATTCATCTACTTCAGTGTCAGCCTCTTGGTGAGGTGCCTGTTGTGGTGCACTCTGCTCGGCAATGTACTCGTCCACAACCTTACGAAGTTCTCCAACCTCGCTTCCCTGCTTCCCTAGAGCTTTCTCAGCCTCTTGGTGCATCTGGACAACTTCCTCTAGGGTCTTGCCTCGATACTTCTCAGGGATGTTAGGCTCGTTCTGGGGTTGTTCATCCGCTTCGACAACTTCAAAGTCATCGACCGGCTGAGTCCCATCATCTTCGTTTTCGATAGTATCTACTTGTTCCTCTTCAGGAGGTAGATCAATCAATCCAGCTCTTGACATAGCTTATTAATCTCCGTGACTAAATCATTATGGAGTGGGTTTTCTGCCAGCCTTTTCGTGCTCTTTCACCCATCGCATGTGTCTACCAGGGAAATCCCCAGTGGCACCTTCGAGGTGGAAAGCCGGAGCCGACAGTTGTCTGGTAGCGTCTTTGCCGCAGTCGCACCTTGTGACCTTGACATCGCCGCGTACCATCTTTTCTGTTACGTGCCCTTCTGGACACTTAAAATCAAAAATCTTGAGCATCTTCACCTTCCTCGGCCTGCTCTCTAGCAACAGCTACCGTGTCGGAGAAGTACAACACAGACCGTAGCGCAGCAATCTGGCCCTGCCTGTGGTGCAGCTCATCTGCCGTTTTGACCGTCGTCAGGTCGTTCAGCAGCGCAATCTTGTTCTCAACCTCCTCCATGAGCAGCCTGTAGCCCTCACTGTTGAACATCACATTCAGGTGGTCGAAGTATTCCTCTAGCTCTGGGGTCATGGGTCTCCTTGATTATCCTCAGTAAGCAGGGCGATACTATCACGGGGTTTTCGTTCTTGTCAAC